GGTCCTGCGTTTGCAATCTGTGTTGCCGCCTGCACCATGATCAGACATCCTGAAGCAGCCAGAACAATAGACGCTCCGAATGCAACCAGTCCAACTGATGCTACTGTGAGTGACGGTCCAAGCGCTCCGGCAACTGCCAGAAGAGCAAGCATTCCACCTTCCATAAGCGCGAGCGCAGCCATTGCTGTTGGCCCCGCTGCCGCTACCTGCGTTGCAGCTATCGCCATGAGGCTCATTCCGGCTGACGCCATCAGAACTGCACCTCCAAAGGCTAAGAGGCCGGCTGCAGATCCTACGAACTGAGTTCCGAATGCTCCAGCGACTGCCAAAAGGGCAATCATTCCGCCTTCCATAAGGGCCATACTTCCGATTGCTGTTGATCCGGCTTCTGATAACTGGATCGCTGCCATTGCCATCAATGACATTCCGGCTGAGGCCATCAAGACCGCGCCGCCGAAAGCCAGAAGACCATTTGAACTGGATGATAATGCGGGACCCATCGCTCCGGCGATTGCCAAAAGTGCCGCTATTCCTCCGATCATGATCGTAATTCCGGCGAGCGCTGTGCTACCTGCTGAAGACAGCTGAACTGCAGCTATCGCCATGAGGCTCATTCCGGCTGACGCCATCAGAACCGCACCACCAAAGGCCAGAAGGCCTTGCGTTCCAGCTTGAAGCTTCGGAGCAACCTGCCCAGCAACTGCCATCACGCCAACGATACCGGCAAGCATCATTTTGGTTGCGACCTGAACTTCGGGTCCTGCTTTGCTCAGCTCTTTTGCTGATTGGATAAGAACCCATACACCTGCCGCTGCCAACGCGAACCCTGCACCTACTCCGAGGACATTCTTCGCGGCCGCAGACATCGCTGAGCTGCTCTGATCTATTGGATTTACGGTCTGTTTCACACCTTTTCCGAGCGTCAATGCTGCCTTTCCAACTTTTCCAAACACGCCGACAATAGAACTTGCTACTTTAAACAGCTTGCCGATGACCAAGAATGCCGGTCCCACAGCCGCTGCCATAGCTACCCATTTTACGATATTTTTCTGCATAGCCGGATCCAGATTATTGAACACATCTATCGCTTTCGTGATCTCATCGACTGCTGGCTGCAGATATTCACTTGTAATTTGTCCGATATTGTACTTCATGACATCGAAGGAAGAATTCAGCTTCTCCAACGATCCGCCCATTCCTGAAAGAAGGGCGTCTGCCATGCTGTGTGATGTACCGGCGCAATCTTCCAGTGCTGCAGAATAGGCCTGTACTTTTTCCGGCGATGCTGCAATCAAGGTCAGCCATTTCGACATCTGATTCTTGCCGAAAATTGCGGCCGCTGCAGACAGTTTTTCTTCGCTGGTTAATCCCTCGAAGCTATCATGCAGCTGTTTCTGAACCTCTACCATACTCTTCATGTTGCCGCTCGAGTCGAAAATCTGCAGTCCGAGTTTTTCCATCCATACGGCGCCATCCTCTGCCGGGCTGGCCAATCTTGCAAGTCCTGTCTTTAGTGCTGTCGCACCTTCTGAACCTGAAATAGAGGCGTCTCCGAATATGTCCGTGATCGTAGCCAGATCAGACATCGACCATCCAACGGAGTTACAGATCGGGCCTGCGACAGACATCGCGTCAAACAGATCTGTGACAGTGGTGTTGGCCTGAGATTGTGCCTTCGATAGAATATCGGCCGCTGTGGATGCATAATCCGAGCTTTTGCCGAACATTTTCAGCGCATTTCCGAGCCCGCTGGTGACTGACGACAGGTCCGTTGCCGTTCCTGCGGCCAGATCCAGTGCCGGTGTCAGCATATCTGCTGCTTCGGCCGCCTGAAAGCCCTGACGGGCAAAATTCAGCGTTGCGTCCGCAGCATCCTGCATTCCAAACACAGAATTCGCGGCTGCTGTTTTCATTGCAGACTCGAGTGCTGCCGCTTCGCCGCTTGTAGAGCCCATGGTTGCCTGGACCAATTTCAGCGTCTTGTCAACATTGCCGAATTCCTGAACAGATGAGGTCCCAAGCGCAATGATCGGCATTGTGACGCCTGCCGTCAGTGTCTTTCCGGCATTGGTGAAGGCATCACCCATGGAGCTTAATGTTTTCTGCGCCTCCTTAATAGATGACGAGAAAGATTTTTCTAATTGTCCAGCGATCTTGATTGCTATCTTATAGTCGCTCATTTCTTCGCTTTATTAACCTCCTTCAGATCCTCGCACAGATCCAGCAAATCAAAGAGAGACAGGCCGAGAAAGAAATCCAGACCTGTCTGCAGATTGATCGACAGAACTAGGCAAACTTTGCGGAGGTCGGATAAGTCGTTCGGATTTATTCCTCGCCGAAGAAAAAATGTGTAACTTTATTTTTGATCTTCATTGCATCACGAGGCGCTAATCCCTTAAAGAATTCAACCGGTCGGCCGGTTGCGCTCGCTGCGATAATCATCGCGTATTCCAGGTTTGTTTCTGGCATTACGGTGACTACACCAGATGCCTGAAGAACTTTATTTGCTTTGATCAGATCGTTGGCTGTAATTTTTTCCATGCCAGACATATCGATCTCGCCGATTGTTTCTCCTTCGAACTGGTAGACTTTTACAAACTTCACAACGTTGTCATCTTCAACTTCATTTTTCTTGCTGTCGATAACTACGATTTCTGTTTTTTTCTCAGTTGTTGCAGCATTGTCATTGTTTACGGTGTTTTCGGTTGCTTTCTCACTCATATCCTTTTCCTCCTGTTAACACTGGCTTCTGATTTTGGCGAGCATATCTTTTCCGTTTAAAACGTATTTAAAGTTCAGCTTGTCCAGCTCCAGTGTTATCTTGTTGTTGATCATTACTTTGAGATAGAGTACCTCCATCTCGATTTCCGGCTCTCCTTTTTTGCCTTTGGATAATTTTCCCATGCTCGAAGTGGTAGATTTTCCTCTGGTCACGATCTTGACAGGAACGTAATCTGTTCCGCCTGTGGCCGAATTCATAACCTGCATGGATCCCCGAAGCGTTAACTGCGGCGGATTGGTTGTGTCCATGAGATTGAACTGATCCGTATACAGGTTACTGAACGGGATCTTAATTTTCATGGAAGAAAACTGTCCTGTTACCGGATCTTCTACCTCTCCTAAGATACCGGCAGCCTCGATCGTATCTGTGATCGCCTCTAAGCTCGGAAGTTCTACCTCTCCGGAGATTCCGATCAGCTTTTTCGCTTTGCTGTCGTAGACGTTGTAGTTATTAATAACCTCAGGAATAATCATTACTCTCCACCTCCCAGAATGCTGGCCAGAAGTTCTGTATCATAGCTCAGCGTGTTGTCGATTTCCTGTGCCGGGGTGTATGGTGCGATTTTTTGCCGGAAAGTCATTTTGCCCGCCAGGATATCGGTCGTCGGGTTATCATCTCTTCTGTACTCAATGGATGCCCCTGCCCATTTGTCTGGAGCGTATGCCGCGCACCGGATATTCTCCGAATCCACGATAGACTCGATAAGAACCTGGTTCATCGGATCGTCTACTCTGTCGAAGTAAGTCTGAATGAAGGTGTTCGCCTGCCAGTCAAACATGCGGCGTACCGGGATCCAGATATCCTTTGCATCATTGCTTCCCGGGAAGGCGCCGGTGTAATTACCCCAGCATCTCCAGCCATTTACGTTTGTGGCGGTGACGACTCCATATGTATTGACCGTGGATGCCTGATCCTGATCAACAAAAATTTCTGTTCCGTCCGCCAGACACTGACCGGTTACCCCAAGCAGCTTGTTGGATGGAGAAAGATTCGGGACGTCATCGTTCTCCGTATCCTGGTATGCGATCATTGCTGCCACTACTGCAGATTTTGCCAGAACAAGCTCTCCGATCTTATCAGACGGCCAGAGAACCATACAGTGTGCGGATGTGTATCCACTGTCCTCTTTGATCTTTTTGCAGTCAGTGTACTTGGTTGCCTTAGCTGTATCCAGATCGAGAAGCGCCATTGCCTTAAATACACCATTGATGTTTTCTGCCTTGGCTGCCAGCGTGACGCCTACTTCCGGAATCTGAGACCAACCCGGTGCAAGAATCAGCCCAGGGACAACGCCAAGATCCGGATAGATTCTTCGGATCAGCTGCGCGCCGGTTTCTGAACCGGTACTCGGATCGTACGCTCCGATGATTTCTGTCTTGGTTACCATGCTCGGATCCAGAACGTTTCCGGAAATCTTCAGGCTTGTCTCTGATTTTCCTGCTCCTGCCGCCAGAAGAGTGATGATCAGATATCCCGTCGCGCTGTCAAACTCTGCGACGTAGTCTTTTCCTGCCACCAATGCTGCAGAGCCTGTTGCTCCTTTGACAGTAAGACCATCCATAAGTACTCCCGGTTTGTTTACAACCGCCTGCATCTGATTTACCTGATAAGTAGTCTCAGCGAGGGTTTTCTTATGTTTTTTCGGATCCAGAACGTTAATGTAAACGACCGGAGAGATCTGGTAGATGTTGGCTGTTGCATACATGGTCTGGCAGAGGGTGTAGTCTGCAAAATCTGTACTGTATCCGAGCGCTGCCATTGCCTCCTGTGCAGAGTTTGCGAGGATCGGCTTATTTACAACTGCGGCCGGATCAGCGGCCATGTTTACTGGTGCAGTACCGATGACCACCTGAACGGAGCAGTTGCCTGTGATTGGCGCTGAGAGGGCTGTGCTCTCTTCGTGGACGAAAACTCCATGCTTGCTCATTAGATAGTTCCTCCTTCTTTTCTTGTTTCTTTATACTCCAGCGCTTTATTGAACGCTGTATAGATGTATCCGGTTTTCTTCCGGATCATCTGTTCTGCCATCGCGTATTTCATGATTGGCAGATATAAATTCCCGATCTCCGGGCATTCTTTCTGTGCCTCTTCCAGCGCTTCCGGCTTTTCCGTATAAACGGTGTTCTGGACCGCCACGCCTGGAATCGTCGGACCGACGTACATCATCGGCTCCTTGGCGGCTGATTCTTTTTCTGCAGCCTGAACTTTAGGCTTGGCTGCCTTCTTTGCAGTGGTTTCAACTGCTTCTGAATTACTCATGAGAATTCATCTCTCCTTTCCAGCTTCGGAATATTGAATGTCATTTCAACTGCTCCGAAGTAATACGGATAAGTATCCTCATCCTGAATGTCTGTGCTCATTTTGGGCTCTGCGCGGTACTTATGATTCAGCAACGGCTCCTGCAGATATCTGTTCGTGATTCTTTCCATCATCGTCAGAATGTGTAAATAGCCGCCGCCCTTCAGGTCATCGTCATAAACTCCCAGAAGAACATAGACTCTCTGCTGCCATGGCTTCTCTTCATCGGTCGAGGCATCGGAAAGCCTGGCTATTGCATACGGGAAATACTGTGATTCGTCTTCCTCATCTTCAGTAACAACCGGCAGGCGGTTCTTGTACACAGTCACGCCGACTTCTTCGCCTATGGTGTTCTTCGTGTATACATCCTGCAGAACAACTTTTAAGTCTTCCGCGAAGTCGTCAAGAAATTCTTTTTTCGTCATGCTTTCCTACCCCACCAAAAATTTGATCTGAGCCTCGATGTTCTTGTAGAGCATCTGTTTGATTTTGGGTTCCAGCTTGTCATACACCTTCTCATTTCCGATCATGACCGGTACCGAATTCGAGCTCAATTTCTTGAGTGGAAACCTGGCTTTGCTTCTTCTCTGGTAGATCTGTCCATTCAGCTTTCCCTCTCCTTTGAATGCTTTGATGCCGCCCATGTTCAATGCCTTCAGTCCATTCCCTTTTACAATGTTTGCTTTTGCTCCGCTTTTAGGCGCGGTGGTCTTGAAGGATGTGATGCTGAGAGGTTTTCCTTTGGCCTGCACTTCTGCTTCCAATTGGCTATAGGTTGCCTTATGAATGTTCATATTTCCCTTGAATTTTCCGGACTTGACAGTATAGACGGCTCTGGCTCTATCTGATAGTTGTGTCTTTGAGCTGCTTGCTGTCTTATTGATTCCCCTGCAGATTACCTTTGGTGCATCATTCCCGATTTTTCCAAGAGCGCTATAAACCCTCCTGAGATCGGCTTTATCAACTTCTACTGTGATCATGCGCGGTTCGCCTCCAGTGTTATTGAATAGATTCCTGATTCATCGATTGCATCTGCTACTCGGTAGACTCTTCCATCTAAGCTGATTGTCGTTCCCTGCTTCGGCAATCCGGCCCGTCCTGGCGCTTTCTTGTAATCTTCGGCCGACACGTAGATCAGCTTTTGATTGACATAGATTCCATCCATGTTCTGGTTGAATCTCTTTTCTCTTTCGATCTGCTCATTGTTATCGATCTGAACCGGAACCTCCACACCGTTCAATGTGTGAAGGTCAGAGAATTCTTCCGGATTCATGAATACATTTTTCACATCTTCCCTGATCAGATCTTTGAAGCTCATTATTTTGCTCCTTTTTTAGTTTTTCTTTCTGGCGTTTTCGGGACCTTTCCTACCAGCTCATCCGGTTCTCCTGATCCGGATTCTCCTGGAAGACCTGGTTCTGCAGTCTGCGGATTAGCCTTCTTGTCAGTTACGATTGTTTCTGAATTTTCCTGCTGTTTATCTGCAGGCACTTCCTGGTCTTCTTCCTGGTCTTCTTCCTGCTGTTTATCTGCAGGCACTTCCTGGTCTTCTTCCTGCTGTTTATCTACAGGTACTTCTTCTACTTCCGCAGGATCCTTCTGCCACTCTGCGGATCCTGCATCCAGCCACGCATCAAGCATGACCGGATCCGAAGTCGGGAGTTCATCTCCCACGTGATACAACTTCGCCAGATGTAAGATCGGTCTTTTCGCAATAAGTGCGGGAATCTTATCCATTGATTTTTACCAGAACGGTGGCATCGTTCTCTCCTGCTGCTTCAGCCGCATATCCAGCCAGGATGTTGGATGTTGAAGTAGTTGTAAGGCAGTTATTTGTCTTATCCCAGTACACGAGTGCCCCAGCTGTGATTGCTGTTGACTTTGCTTTTGGAAAACTATAAATACCTTCCACGTGCACAGTTCCTTTTTCGCCAGCAGGGATCTCTGTTCCAGCCACTCCCATTCTCTGTCCGAGAACGATAATAGTATTAGCTTCAATCACTTTCCCTGTGCTATTTACGAAGTCAAGCGTCTCTCCTCGCTGCCAGTATTCTGCTTTACTCATCTTTCATGCCTCCTTTACGCAAGTGTCAGTTTTGTGTCTACTGTCTTTCCTGGATTCTTTACGATTCCACGGTAATCCATTACTGAAATACCCCAATCGAGATAGATATCCCAAACGAATCCAAGCTGTCCGGCTGTTTCCATTCTTCTGATAGTCGGAATCTCCTGACCATTCAGATAATCTACTTCGATTCCGTCTGTGTCGGATGCATCTCCAAACATAAACCATGGCATCACGTTTCCAAGTCCTCCACATTTTGCATTGATTGTAGGATCCGGAATTACCTCGATGCTGTCTCTGTACTGGAACAGAGGGTTTACTGCCTGCGTGTTGTCGCTTGTGTTAATTGTTGGGCTGTTGAAAAGTGTGTAAATTTCAAATTCCATACCAGCCGCGCAAACGATTTTTGCAGGTCTGATGATGATAGACTGTCCGAATTGGTCCTTCTGGTTGGACAGAGCCATGATCATTGTCTGCACTGCATCCTGAGTGATTCCTGTTCCGGATGCGAGTAAGTTCTTATGAGCTGTTCCGAAGAGCTGAACTCCGTCATAAATCACCGGATTGGTAAGAAGAACATCGAATACCTGTCCGTTGATTGTTTTTCGTGCAGAAGCTGCGTATCTAGCCGGGATGCTTGTAACGAGACCGATGTCATCATTGATGAACGCCTGGCGGCTCAATGTGAACTGACGGCCGTATGTCTTCAGTTTTCTGGTTGGCAGTTTAGCATCCTCGAATACGTCATGCTTCAGTTCTCCATTTTCTGGAACCTCTTTGAACTCACCAACCGGTCCGGCGATGTAGTAGTTGTCGTGCGTCTTGAAATCCTTCAGACTGCCTTTCTTTGTGAACTTATCGAAGGTTACAGCTGCTTTTCTGTGACCTTCCTTATATGCTTTCTCGATTGTGTTATCGAGAATAGCAGGGAATGCTGCCGTTGGATTATAAAATCCTCTCTGCATTACCATGTTGAAGATTTCCTCATTGGATCTTCTGTTCAGTCCTGGTACTGACTGTCCATCCTGATTCAGGCATTCGATCGCCATATCTCTGAGAGACATTCCCATCAGATCTCTAGCTCCTTCTGCCGGGTTATCTAACTGCAGGCCGCTTCTGAGAATGAGTGCATCTGCAGCCGCAGCTCTGTACTTATCCTCTGCTGTCTCTGTAACTCTTACGCCCGTATTTACCGGTGCTCCGGTAGATCTAAGGCCTTCCAGAATTGCAGCTCTTACCTGATCTTCTGTTGATCCGTTCTGAATGTACTGATCTGGCTCCACATTGAAGTCGCGGCACATGCTACGAATATTCTGGATTCTGGTTCTCTCTGCCTGCATAGCTCTCTGTGCGGCATCCGGATCTTCTGGTCCATCTCCTTCGCCTTCTCCAGATTCTCCTTCACGCTGGTGACCTTCAGAACCTGTTCCATTGCCTCCGCTTGGTGCTGCAGCTCTTGCTGCATCAATGCTTCTCTGAAGAGAGTCAAATCTTGCCTGTTCTTCTGCTGTCAGGGATCTTCCCTGAGTTCTTGCTGTGCTCAGGAGCATCTGCTGCTCGTTGATCATCTGTTCAAGTGTCATGATTTCATTACCTCCATATAATTTTTGTTGATTTGAAGCTGGCGCTCATACATGTCCATGCTGGCATCTCTTTCCTTGACATCTCCTTCAGCGCCTGGATCTTCTTCAGACCTTCCAACGCCTACGGTTGGATCAGCCGGCACAGATACGATGCTCACCTCATAAGGCGCCCACTTCCTTGCTATGGAGCACGGGCCGACAAAGCCATCCTCGGACTGTTTATTTGCCATCACTTCTTCCCAGTTCTCTACGATGTAGCCTACGGATACACCTTTCAGCGTGCCGCTTTTGACTTTCTGGTAGATAACTTCTGAAGCCTCATCTTCATCAAATTCGATTTCAGCGTGGCCTCTTTTATCTTCAACCCAGGCACGGTTGATTCTTCCGATCACTTTATTTCTATCGTGATTGAAGAGAACGCACCCGATTGAATTCAGTCTGCTGAGGTCTACCGCCCCTTCTGTGTGGTGATCCAGAATCTCCTGTCCGAACCATCGCAGATACGGTTCCTCGCTTGAGAAAGAAAGTTCAAATTTTCTTTCATTTCCTTCTCCTTCGATGCTTCTGAGAGAGACTCCTGTTAATTCGCGGAATCCCTTATTCTTTTCCTTCTTTGCCTTCTTCTCCGCCGGCATCGCCCTCTGCGCCACTGTCATCGGAGCTGGCGTCTGGTTATACATTGGTTTTTCCACCAAATATCACCCCTTCCATATCAACGCCTTTCTGTCTGGCGTATTCGATAACTTCTGCAGTGTCGTCGATCTGCTGTCTCCAGTCTTTTCCGGCCTCCGCTGCAATCTGTTTATAGGTCTTCTGGCCAGTGTTGAGTGCAGTCTTGGTCGCGGATGATTCCTTAAGCGGATCGATCCACTTCTTAGGCTGTTTTACCCATCCATGGTTCATGTAATCGTCTTTTTTGTTCCAGAAATTGTTCAAAGAAATATTTCCGGCCAGCACGCAGGAGATGACAAATGTCTCATAGATCTCATCCATAATCTCCAGGATGGCCTCTTCTTCCTCCTGATATGTCATTTCATCTTCGATCATTCCCTGACGTGCAGACGCATAGTTTGTCTCACTCATATCACGGGATGTTGCTTCGTAAGAAAGCCCTTGTCCTGATCCGATCAGCCTCTGCTGCAGCTTGGTGTAAGACGTGGCATCTGTTGCCTGCCCTGTCGGGTTAACAACCTGAACTTCATCTCCTGCATTCAGTTCCTTGATCATTCCTGGCGTCAGAGTCTTGCCGTCGTAGCTGTGCTGCCCTGCGTTCGCTGCATTGCTGCCCGCTCTTCCGATTCCAATTGGCGGAAGTGACTTTTTAATAAAGACGGAAAGACACGCCGCAATTCGTTCCTTGACTGACACTGCAGTCATGAACTCGTTTGTATCGCGGATTCGCGTTACTGTCGGAGTCATATCGCTCATTTCTCTGATCTGAGACGGTCTTCTCTTCGAAAAATAGAAGATCACATCTTTTGCCGGAATCTTTACGGTCTCTCCGATGCTGAATCCATCGATACCATATTGCCGGAAGTAGTAGGCTACCGGCTTGTTGTACTGGTTATACTCAATTCCACCGACGATCCGATTCTTGGAATTCGCAGGTGTACTGATCATAGAGTCCAGCTCATCAACTTCCATCATCTGCAGCTGAAACGGTACGATCCCTTCTTTCGTGTACCGCTTCACGAACAGGATACCGCCGTCTATTTTCTTCCGGACAACTGCCATCCGCAGGATCTGATTCAGGCTCTGTGTTCCTGTCACATCGCAGTTCCGCGCCTTGCACCACTTGCTCCACAAATTTTCCAGCTCTTTATTTTTTTTCTGATCTCCGGTATTTGCCTGAAGCTGAAATCCTGAACCGATCACGTTTCGCTTATAAGCTCCCGTTACAGAGTTCATGATGTCGCTGTTCCGTTCAAGATCGCGCGCTCGCGCTCTGACGGTCGCCCGGTACATCCGATCCGTCATTTCTCCTGATGAATTTGTAGCGTACCATCCGGAATTCAGACGTCCATAATCTCCGGCATCATAGTGTCGAATCTCTTCTCCATATCTTCTCCACGCTTCCCTCTTTGCGCCTCGGATAGGTGATAAGAAAAAAATAACGGAATCTAACCAGCTCATCTTTCTTACCTCCCCTCGAACATAGCCACATAGGTATTGTCTAGAAGTTCTGAGCTTCCCTCTGCGTTTACCTGAGCTTCCAGTTCCTTTTTCATGGCCCGCAACGTGGACAGGTCTGCTCTGGACAGCTTACGTGACCCGATCTGGTAGGACTGACCGCCAACCATAATATTTACAATCGCCTGATTCACTTTGCTCAACAGTTGCGATGCTGTGAGCTGCTGTTCTTCTTCCGCTCCCACTTGTCCACCTCCTTAGATCCAGTTTTCGTTTGTGTTGATCCATGTTTCTTCCGGAGTATACTGCTCCGGTTCTTTTTGCTGTGGTTGCTGCGCTATCTCCTCTTCCAGATGGATCGTTCTGACTCCGAGGATGTCTGCTGCTGCCATGTCGTACACTTCTGCATCCAGGTAATGGTTATCGATATGGCTCTTCTTTGGCACCCACCTCTGAACGGTTCGATTTCCCGTTTTCACGTTGACTTTGTGTTCTGCGGTTACCTGTTCCGCATATTCCATGTCGCATCCGTCGTAAACCATCCAGGCTCCGCGTCCGTTGTCTTTCATCATTCTGGCTGCGATCATATCTTTATACTTGTCACCGTCCACCAGAACCAGATTCATTCCATGTGCTCTGCTATCTGGCTTATTGATCTTCGACATTTTGAAATGAGATAGCATCGGGTTACTGGAACCCTTGACCGGAAGCGCCCAGTCTGAATTGTTCGCGCAAAAATCATAGGTACTGTCGGCATCGTATCCTGAATCAATCAGGCACAGCGACACGATGATCTGTTCCCCATCTTTTCTCTGATACGGTAGATTCATCACACGCTCGATTTCCTGGAAAGATAGCGCCTGGCCGTGACAGATATTCTGGCTTGTAATGTACGGGCCCCAGGCTCGTATACTCCAATACAAGCAAGTCTCCTGCACATCGACTCCTCCGGTTAGGAATCTCGCCCAATCCGGAACCACAAGTTCTGGCAGGGTTGTCTGTCTTTCCATGACGGTTTCTGCAGATGTCTTCAGTTTGGTGTCCTCCCATGGTTCTGCGAGCCAGGAGTTCACGAAGTTCTGAAGCTTTTCTGGATCATCCTTGCTGTCTAGGAATTCTTTCACGACCTCAGAAAATCGGACAAAGGGGCTGTAGAGTGTGTTGATCCAGTAAGCTACTTTCTTACTGTTCTTCGTGCTCTTCCGCACCGCTCTCCATTCTCCGTAGCGCAGCATCTCATCTTTGTACTGATCGGTTATCGTGCATCCGCATTCCTGACAGATGTACACAGCCATATCAGCTCTGTCCTGATTGCTCATGTCCTCTCCTGAAGGAAATCTGATCTGCGCGAATTTCAACTCTATATATTCTCCGCAGTGCGGGCATGGCACATAGTAGTGCTTTTCAATGTCGGCCCCTTCCAGGGCTTTCCATATATGGCCACTCTTCAGAGTCGGGGTTGAAGTCATGTAGATCTTCCTGTTCTGGAAGGTCTTGGTTCGCTCTCTTGCTAGTGAGATCGGATCCGCCTCTTTCTTTGAAGCACCTGGATACTTATCGACCTCATCAAGCATCAGATACTTGATGGCTTTGCTGGCCAGGGATGACGGCGAGTTACTTCCGGCCAGCGACAGATACATTCCCTCGAATTGCATTTCCAGCTTTGAGGATTCATTTTTGTTGTAGAGATTTTTCAGGCTCTTGCTCGCCAGGATCATCGGTTCCAAGCGGTTCTCACTGATACTCTCTGCCAGCTTATCAGTCGGATAGACGATCATCGTCGGGGATGGATCCTGTTGGATGATATATCCGATCATGTTCTGGAGCGCTTCCGTACCTCCTACCTGCGTGCACTTACAAAAGACTATTTCTTCTGTTTCGTAATTTCTCAGCTCATCCATGATGTCTTTCAGATATGGAGTCTTATCGTTCCTCCACGGTCCTGGCATCGCGGACGTCTTCGAATCCAGCATTCGGTATTTATCTGCCCATTCTGAAACAGACAGATTTTCCGGCGGCTTTAACTGGCGCATGGCCTCCTTGATGTAATTGGAAACGTTATACTTTCGTATCTGGATCCTTTTTCTTTTTAGTTCCACGTTTCTTCTCTTCTTCTGCGTCTTCCGGGCCAACGATTCCGGCAATTACAAACGCTCCAAGGAGGCGGTTGATCTCTTCCGAGATTTCCTTCTCCACACGCCTGGATTCTGTCGGCTCTAACGCTCCGGATATCATTCCGATGATTCTTGATGGGAGTGCCATTGCGAATTTTTTAAACACAACAAAAAATTTTGAGTAGTCCATTTTGACTTCCTCAATGGAGATGTATCTTCCGGCTGCGATCTCTGTTTTGATTCGATGCAGTTCGCTCTGCGATTCTTTCAGCATTGCGTCTGCCTCCATTTTCTTTTCCCGCAGTTCCATCTCCTTTTCTGATCGGCCTGCTTTCCCGTAGGCCTTATCAGATAAATATTTGATGTAGCTCTGAATGGTCGGAACCAGATCATATCTTCGGACAGTTCTTTCGTCCTCGATGATCTTAGTTGTTTTGAGCACACTATCTTGAGTTAGCTGCTGAATTCTTCGGACGCTGACTCCGAAGAGCTGAGCGATTACTTCCGTTCGGTAGTAGCTACCTCTCACTTCACCGTTCTCGCTCACACTGATCCCCCCCCTTAGTAACTCTTGGAGATCTTCAATCACAAGGAAATCTCCAGATTCATATCCGCTTCGCGGATTGCTTTCTCGCCCGTGTATTCTTCCCAGCGTCTTACGATCACATCGCAGAATTTTTCGCTGAGTTCCATCAAATAAGCATTGCGGCCCAGCTGCTCCGCTGCCATTAACGTGGATCCGCTTCCGCCGAAGAGATCCAACACATTCCATCCCGGTTTAGAAGAGTTTTTCATAAGTCTTCCGAGTAACGACACAGGCTTCATGGTGGGGTGAACATCATTCCTGGCCGGCTTATTCTCATAGAGAACCGTTGTCTTGTCTTTAAAAAAATCTTCGAGCTGCCCGATATATGTGATCAGGTCTTCTTTCTTCATAGACTCCAGATCTCTTTCTTCCTCCAGAAGTACGGTGTCCTGGGTGCGGTCATCGATGAAATAATGGGCTGCGCCTTCTTTCCATCCGTAGAGGATTGGTTCATGTCGCCACTGATAATCCTGGCGACCAAGCACGAAAGAATTCTTTTCCCATATCAGACACTCAGCCAGTTTGAATCCGGCATTTCTGAATGCACGCCGGAATGCCAAGCCTTCGCTATCTGCATGGAATATGTAAGCTGCAGCTCCCGGTTTCATGTTCTCGAACATTGTCAGGAATGCATTCTGAAGGAAGATTTCAAAGGATACATCATCCATGTTGTCGTTTTCGATAGATCCGTCTTTGTAGTTGACGTTGTATGGAGGATCCGTGATTGCCAGGTCTGCTTCATTTCCGGCCAGTAATATGGCCACGTCTTTTGAACTCGTGCTGTCTCCGCACATAAGCCGGTGATTTCCGAGAATCCACACATCCCCGCGCTGGGTGACTGGATCTTCGATTTTTTCGAGTTCTTCCTCTAAATCGAAGTTATCGTCTTCAGCTTCTACTTCTTTTTCCAGCCGGATGCATAGATCTTCAATCTCTCCCGCAGAAAAACCGGTATTCCGAAGGTCGTATTCATTTAGATCGAGCTCCAGTAACAGGTTCTTCAGTTTAATTTCGTCCCATTCTCCGGTTATCTTATTCAGGGCGATGTTCAGTGCTTTCTCGTTGTCCTTGTCAAGATCGACAATTACGACATCTGCTTCGTCATACCCCAAGTCCATGAGAACGTTAATTCTCTGATGACCTCCGATCACAGTTCCGTCTGAATTTATGATGATGGGATCTACGTACCCGAATTTTTCAATGCTTCGCTTGATATCCTGGTACTCTTTGTCCTCAGGCGTCAGAAGTTTTCGCGGATTATAATCCGCCGGTCTGAGTTCTGAGAGTTTTCGTTTCTCCATCTTCATTTCAGTGTTCATTTTGGGTCCTCCTTTCTTGTCTTTTCGGCTGCTGAATGGGTAAGGCGTAACGAAATGGGTGTTTAAAAAGAGGTCATATCCGGCCAAGAACCGGACCTTCCTCGCCCCGCAATGAATATTGTACAAAAGTAGTACCTAATCTTTGTGCATGTTACACAAAAGCAAAAAGCAGCCGTATTTCTACAATACGACTGCTTTCATCGCGTGCCACCTGGCCGCTCAGCTACATGAGCTCGAGGCGGCTGCGCCGCTCTCTTCCCTGCTCCCTTGCCATGCGTCTATAGTAGCACATACCAATGTCTTATGGTGTCTTATGTTGCTTGTCTTCTCTGCGTCCTATCTCTTCAGCTCTCTGAGCGTTTCTCCATGGGCCTCACACTGCCTCGATGCCTGATGCGCGCCGTGCTCCTGCCCTTGGCTGTGATCAACACTGCCTGCTGACATCACCGCCTGTATAGCCTCTATACACCCTCGTATATCTACATGATGGCGGCCACACAGATGCCTCTCTGCTGCACAGTGCTTAAACAGTGCCCTTCACAGCCGCCTGTCCCGCATGCTGTTCCTTCTGCTCCAGGCAGCTCTGTACCAGTGCGCCCATATACTGCCACATTCTGCACTGTCCGTGTTTTCTGGCTAATACGGATGCCGTTCTGAAGAGCTGCAGATATTCCTCCGGTGTAAGGCCCGCTGAATTCCGGCTTTCTTTTTCCGGATTTTTATCTTCAAATAAATTTGCCGGCAAATTTTCCGCCCATAATTTTCCGGATATTTTTTCTGGCAGATTTTTTCCGGATTTTATTTCCCGGGATTTTTTTCGGCCATTTTTTTTTGCCATTTTTTTGCCTCACTTTTTTGCTGGATATATTCTTCGTATTTTTCACGCTCTTCGTGCGCGATCTCTTTTACTCTTGCATTCTGAAGGAGCATCCGGATGGCCTCATTGTACCGGTTATTGCATTGGCTGCGGCTCATCGGGACTGCGATCTCTATCTGCCTCCAGCTCATCATGTCGACGTGCCGGTATTCGCAGATCTCTTTTTCCAGTGAATCCTCTGGAAGATATTCGATGATATCCATGACCCTGAGAATCGCCTGATCGACCCGCACCTGCTGTTTTTTCATTCTTACGTTCATTTCCTCAACCATGGCCTTGATTCCGGCAGGCTCATCGATTCCGTCATGCTCCGCACTGATCATATTTTTTCTGATCTCGAGTGCCTTTTTCTTCTGCGCTGCGCGGAATCTCTGCCCGAGAATCCACTTTAGGACATCCTCATCCCTGATCTGCTCCGCATCCATGCTACTTGCCCTCTCTTTTCTCCGCCAAAAAGTAAGCCTTGCCTCCGATCATTCTGAACTGGCAGATTCTCCTGTTTTTGTTGTCCCAGTCCACTACATCCTCTCCTCTTGCCTGAAGGATTGCGACCGTATTCTCCAATGATTTTAAAAGAAGCGGGGTCGGAACGGAAAGGAGCGGTTTCAATTCATTGGGAAGGTTTCTGAATCTTACCACTTTTTTACTATTATTCATCTTCCTCTGCATCCTCCTCATCGTCGTCCAGCCACTCTGCTTCGCAATCGTCGTAATGCGTATCAACGCAACTGCAGTTGGTTTTTTCTTTTTTGAACTCATGGTTTTCAAGGATTGTTCGATATATCTTCTTCATTTATATTGTCTCCTTTCAGTTTCTGGCCGCACCACGGGCAGTACGGGTATAACTCAAATACTTTTCGAGACGGTTTCACGACCGCCGTACTCTCGCAGTTCGGGCAAACCATCAGGCGGTTTCCGAATGCGTCCACTTTAGTTTTCAGCGGCATGGCGAATTCCTTCTTGTCTTCAATTTTGAAGCATTTTAACTTGCGACCGATGATATTGTACTCAAATTTAGTACCGATCCCGTCGTGATACCATACACCGTACAGGAATGGAACCCCGGCGTATCTGCCCTTATTGTCGCATATAACGATTCCATATGCCTCTTCATCCGGGCACCATACCGGCTCCCCTGCCATTTGTTTCAGTTCTTCAATTGTCAGCGCTTCCATTTTTCTGCTCCTTTCTAAAAAGATCTTCCAGGTGTACTGTGATACGTCCCCACACAACCGGCCCGATTCCTTTGACCTCCTGGAGCGCAGCTTCCACATCCTGAAGCTCCACTTTGGTTACGGATGCCTCTCCGTCCTGGTATCCGCTCTTATAGATATCCGTCAGAAAGTTTTCCATCTGCTGATGGTCAAATTTTTTGATATCTTTGTACATGTTTCTGTTGATCAGGTATTTACCCTTTTCTTTTCTCATAGTTTTCCACTTCCTGGATTGCCTGTTCTGGCCAGCAGACGAACGCTGCAGTTCCGCCCGCGGCCTGGATCGCCTTGGCTGTCTGCTCCTGTAGCTTGGATCTGATGCCAACAACCGGCCGCTTGACCTCAAAGCCGAAATAATGCCCGTCTCTGATCATCAATATATCGGGAATACCACCCTCGCTGTACGCTCCCTGGCTGATTTTCCGGATGAAAGCATCCGGGTATTTTTCCTCCAGGCTTTTTTTGATTTTACTTTGAAAATAACCCTCATCTTTGATCAGTTTTCGGAGCTCTGTCATTGCTTTTTGCTTTGTTCTGATTTTTTTTTCTTCCATAAACTCTCGTATGAAGAGATCTTCGTCGAAATTTTCTATATATTTTTCGAGCATTCCGTCTCATCCTCTTTTCCTGCTGTTTTTTCTGATATGCTTTCAGGTACTCGATCTGTTCCATATCCTCACGCTCTTTCTGTTCCGGCAGATTCCTGTCCTTGATGATGGCATAGACCGCGGCCACAAGCTCCACAACGCCTGCCAGCAAAAACATGAGCGCAAATATTGCTATGATCTTTGTTTCCATGCCTGCCTCCGCTTTATACTGGCTCCGCTTCCTGGAATTCATCATCCGGGACATCCATTTTCTGAAAGAGTTCTTTGTTTTTCTGCGTGTCTTCCATGAAGTGCGATGCTTCCTGATCAGCGACATGGAGCAGGAGAACCAGCGGGAACTTCTCGCAACTCTTGTTAAACGCCTGGACTTCATTGTACGTGCAGTCACTCATGCCCATATGCCATCGGATCGCATAGCGCTCCTCCATGGTGAGTCTCATAAATTCCTCGATCATCATGACTGACTTCTCGCCATGCCCGTATGGATTCTTGTCATTAATGGTGTAGCATGGCACGGACTCCCAGATGAACTGACCTGCATTGTCCTTCTTTACCTGCCAGTTGGATGCTGCTTTTACTTTTTCTGGATCGTAGGTCTTCTGATTTCTCATTTCCGTCTCGTAGAAATTTGTCTTGCACAGGTCGTGGAGCAGTGCCACAATCACCAGCGTTTCCCTCTTAAATGCTACCACCTCTTTTCCGTGTACCAGATATCTGAAGGTATCATTTTCTCCTGGCTGTAGTCTTCCAACCAGTGCGTCATACACGTTCAGACTATGCTGCAGAAGCCCTCCCTCGCAGGAAAGATGAAACTTTGTGCTGGCCGGCGCTGTATAGAAGTCACTTTTTCGGATATAATTCAGCAGACCATCGAATCCAGGTCTATCGGCTGCTCTCTTCAGTAATTCTTCAAATCTTTCTTTATTTCCCATTATCATCGTCCTCCTTGTTTTTGAATAAATATTGATAATCTACATCTGTAAGGCTTAAGTTCCCGTTTTTCGTGAAATGGACCAGGTGACCGCATCCGCAGCGTCTGCATTTTACGATCCGCCCTTCCTCGAGCTTCGACAAGAGTCGCGCTTCACAGCGGATGCATTTGTTCCGGTCTTTGCTGTATTTACTCATGATTTTCTTGATTGCCATTCTCTTTCTCCTTTCCGTCGCGCTGGATCGGCGGCAGCATCAGCGTAAAACTCATTCCGTTGGCAGCCATCCAGACTCCGTTTTCTTCGTTCCATGTCATTCCAGGCAGCAGGTCGCAGACATATTTGCCCTCCTGCAGTCTGCATTTTTTTCTGAAGTATGGACCGTAGGCTTTTTCAAATGCCGGGCGGGCCAGTTTTTCCGCCGCCAGATCCATCGCTTGGTCCACGTCAAATTTTGAAAAGATCAGCCGGCTGATTTCCTTCATGGTCCCCGCCGCTGTTTCCTGATCGATAATTTTTTGAATTTCCGAGACGATTTTAGGCAGTTCCTCTGCCTGATCCGCCGTCAGAATTATCATCCCATCGGTGATCAATGCAGAAATTGCAGATTTTGTCTGCTCTTTGATTTTTTCGCAAATCTGCAGATATCCGTTCGCATATTTTGTTTTCAATTCTGCAAGAGGCACGTTTTCCCTGTTTTTCCGCAGAATATCAACGTTTTTCCGGTATGGATCCATATTTTGCCTCCTGAGTGTTACTCCTTTTGAAAAAAGTTAGGAGTAACGCAAAAATCCTTTATTTATGCGGGTTTCCGGGCATGTTACTCCTGTTACTCCTTTTTTTTAATACACACCGTTTTTTTTAAGAATTTGTCATACGATGCAGGATTTTTTGCATCATGTGACAAATTTTAAAATATTTTACTATATATGTCTGAAAAAGGAGTAACAGGAGTAACAAGGGCCCTCAAAGCCTTGATTTATGCGGGTTTTTGTGTTACTCCTTTTGTTACTCCTTTTGTTACTCCTTTTTTATTTGCCCAAAAAGGAGTAACAGCTTTTACGCATTTTGCACCCGTTTTTTATTGAAATGGTAGGTCGAAGCTTTCCTGAACCGGCATGAATCCGTCGCCGTCTTTTTGCACCGGAGCTTCCTGCTCCGCTTCATCGTCTATGTCCACCGCATCCTCTTTTTCAGAGAGTTTTCCGATACTGAACTGGATAAATTTGCAGAGCCGGTTGTCAAATCTCTTAGTCACCTGGTATGTTTTGCCCTTATGGTCTTTTCGCTCTGAAGATGCAATCAGATCTCGATCTGCCATATATTTGAGTGTCTTTCTCGGGCTGTATCCTGCCTTGGTTAGAGCCTGGTTCAGGGCCGATGGAAATATATACACCGTGTTCCCGGACTCAGAAAATTTCCCCAGACACGTTCCGATCGCTTTTTCGCCGAAGTACAGCCGGTTCTGCAGAACCCAGTCTACGATGAATTGAAGCGCATTCTCGTTCACGTCACCGACATCCGCATTCATCTGTTCTTGGAGGATAGCCGCTGCCATCTGTTTCGCCCGCTCCCATGAGCTTTCCAGAATATCCAGAGAGTTTTTCACATCCAGCTCATTTTCTGCGATTTTATCCACATTTTCCTCATCTGCTTGTGTAAAAAACCACGAATCGATCATGGCGTCAGCCAGCGCTACTGCTGAAATTCCGGCTACATGACTTCCAGATTTTCCGTCCGCGATCTGATTAACATATTTCAGCATTTCTTCATATTTCTCCATGATCTGCCGTTCATCCAGCCCGATCAGGCGATTTACAAAGGCCGGACCTGTCCAGCCACAGTTCATACCCGCTTCCTGGTGCATCCTGCCGGCGTCTTTTTCGTTATCGAACGGACCGCCGTAGATCTCCAATACACGCGTACTGACGCCTGTCTGCGTCGTCTCTGTGCTCATTGGTTCCTCTCCTGTAGCCAGTGCAACAGTCCTCCATTGGTGCGTTGCCTGCAGGCCGCCGCCCTTACTGCCCCTGATCTTTCCGGTTCCTGATGCAATCATATATACCGTCTTTTCCAGGCCTTCCTGATTCCGGCCGGCGAGCTGCCTTTCATCGATGCCGAGAGGAAGGTCGCAGTAAAAGCTGGCCGTTCGTTCCAGTCCGACCTGTGTGGCGTTGAAGTTGACCATCAATCGTTCCGGATCTCCCCAGGCGGACAGTGCTGCCTTTAACGCTGCAGTCTTTCCGCCCTTGGATCCGCCCCAGTTGTAAACGAAGAAGATTCGCTGTTTCAGAATCCGCAGAAGCGGAGCTGCGAAGCTGGCCGCCAGAATGAATCTGAACTTATCCCGTTCCCTGTGCGGCCGCATGGTTTCGATCCACTTGGATTCCTCGCCCACCTGGCAGTAAGCCGTTGCCATGCCCTTCTGGCTTGGATCAATATCCAGCACGATGCCCTGTTCCCTTCCCGGGATGAATCGTTTCCCTGGCTGCCATCCAAACGTTGACGTCGCATCTGCCCGCTGGATGATATCGATATTTTCCGCCTCCAGAGCCGACAGGAACCGAACGACCATCTTTGCATTTTCACTGGTGATTGTGCATCCAAGATCTGCCAGAACTGTGATACCGCGTGCCGTAAATATTGTTGATCGCGGGAAGATTGCTCTGTGCCATGTTCCGTCTCTTTTAAACGCGATTTCCATCTTCTCCTCGCCGGTTTCCAGGCTTTTGAGCCGCTGCGTCAATATGATCGGTGTTCTGCAGATCAGTGTCGGCGTGTACTTCTTCTCATCGATGTGGCTGATCCCCTTGTCTGAATAGATCCAGCCTTCC